TTAATAGTTTTAAATTTTATAATTATAGTACGCACCTTATATCCTACCTTATCAAGTTTCAGATAGTCATCTATACCATCAGCAACTATTGCTCCTTCATACTCTGGAATTTGTTCAATAGTGACATCTCCATTTTGAAAAGTACTAAAACCATATATAGTGGATGATATTGATGTTATTACATTTATTGTTATCTCAGGGATGATGTTAATGCCGTGAGTTAAAGTAATTGTATGTGATATAGATGCGTTATCTCCATCATAATAAGTAAATTCCGGAGGAGTTTCCCATTCTCCTGTAACATTGATTCTATAGGAAGGAATAACTGTTATACCTGTGGGAAGTTTATTTCCTGTAACCCAAAAGGATATTTTTCCTTCACCTTTTAATCTGGTTATTGAAGAATCTGTTATTATAATGTCTTCAGGGCTCTTAGAATTATTTAAATAATTTAAATAATTCATAGTATATTTACCATAACCACTGCCTAAGCTCCAACCGAAGTTATATGCGGTCAATATTTCACCTTTTATTCCCTTGATAGTATTCCTATCTTTATCGGAGTTGCTCTTACCTTTAAAGTTCCAATAATCCACAAGGGAAGGGTGAAAAGGAGAAGTTTGCCCTCCCTTTGAAGCTGATCCAAGACGTATTCTCTGAATGCGGGCAGTGTTAATTCCTACCCGGGATACATTTACCTGATTGATTGAAACTTTCATTCCGATACAAGAATTTTAGCCAAAGTAGGCTGTGAGATAGACTGCACTTTGATATACATCCCGGGAATCACTCCTGTAATAGCAACATCCATTGTGCTACCCACATAGTTATATGATCCGAAAGGAACGTAATTTGTATTCGTCATACTCTGAAACAGAGAGACAACGTTATTCTTATCTTCACTTGCAAATTCAAGATGAAGGCCTGCATCCGATTGAAGTTGCACAGGGTCCGATACATAAGCTTCACCCTGTTTGCTGAAAGTTAAATCTGTTAGAGCCATGTTACTTTGAATTTAAATAGTTAATAATACCTTCTATGTGAATATTTGCCACAGCCCGCTTGCCCTCAGCCGACAATAAGAACTCCACGTCTTCCTTGTTGTCCTGGAAGAAGTTCTCTGTCAATATAGCGGGGCAGTTCGTATCCCGGCAAATAGCCAAGTTCTGCACCCAATAGTCCACATCCGGAGTCTGTTTGCGTACTGTCACACCTTTACTTATTGCTGCTTGTGCCAGGGAAGAAGCCAGCCTTTTGCTATTAAAAGAAGCATTATCACTGACATATACACCCCATCCCCGAGCATTCATCCAACTTGTCCCATTACCGGCCGCATTGCAATGAATGGATACCAGAATAGCGTTCTTTTGAGAATCGCGATAAATATTATTAGCACGTTTGCAACGCTCAGACAATGGAACATCCACGTCCTCCTTCACAATGCGTTCCGCGTCAACACCATGCTTTCTCAGCCCGAAAACGACCATATCCGCTATCTCTCTGGAATAAGCCCACTCACGCAACCTTCCGTCCGGTGAACACTTTCCCTGTGTATTCTCGCCATGGCCATTGTCAATTAGAACTTTCATATCATTCATTCTTTGTCCTCCTCCTTTTTAGTTATCACCTCTTTTAAATCTTCTTTCTCTATCTTGAATACCTTTTTAGCAAATAACCCAATAGCTACTATCAGATTAAAATCATAGCCCTTGGGCTTAAGAATATTCGATATGATAGAGCAACCTTCGATAAAGCAGACAGATAAGCAAGCAAATATATCAATGTTATATCTTCCACCACTGGCCTCGTTTATCATCACCACCATGATTACAAAGCTAAAATAGGTAACCATCTTACCCATTGTAGCCCGCCAAGCCCTACTAAACCTCACGCGCTCACCCATCAACAAGCTCTTCCTGCATCCCGTAGCCAAATCACACAGTATTACAAAGAACATAGTGATCAACCATGGGATCATGTGCTCTATAGCTTCCATTACGAAACTTCCGGCTACAGGAGCAAACAGACCAGAAGAGAATTGATGTATTGATTTGTCTTGCATATTTGTCTTTTTAAATAATAATACTACATTTGTAATCAGATTACATAATTAAATTAAAACTAGATAAATGCGTGAGCCTATCTTGCCTGTGAAGGTGAGGTGGGCTTTTTTATGCTATGACTTATCGCCGGTGAGCTGGTCAATGATCTTACGGATATCAGACATATAACATTCAAAGTTCTTCGTATAGATAAAACTAACAGTAGTTATCTGCGGAGTTGGAATCGGGTCATATCTTACCTCTCCCAACTTCATTTCTCTGATCTCTTCGTGTGTGCCATCTCCATCAGCATTCGGTACCGTTTCTGTTGCATTATCGGTTACACCGACAAATATCGACTGTTTGTTACCATTGATTGAAGTATATCTGATAGAATACTTAACGGTCGGAATACTTAAAGAAGTTCCTTCAAAGCTCTTTACTTCTGTTGTATCGGTAGCTACAATTTTAATCTCTTCGTTCATTGCATTTTAATTTTAAGTTTATAATAAATTTATTCTTTGTTCTGATTCAATGCTGAATCCAGCAATTTGAAGAGGGGAAACTTTACATAAGCATAGAAAATCTGATCTGATAATCCTCTAATCAAATCAACGTTAGATTCATCTACTTCAACTTCACCTTCAAAATATATTTTCCGGCCTAAATCCCGTTCCTGGATATCACGCGCATTGAAATAAATAGCATTACCTAAGTCCTTGCTTACATCTTTGTAATCAATCACTCTCTCCGTCCCGACAATGTTGCCCTCAGAGTCTCTCTTCTCAACCTCTTTCATCAAGACATTTCCTTCGATATCGTTAACCACGATCTTTCTAAAATCTATTTTCATACTCTATATATTTATATTAAACTCCACAATAATTTAAAATCCAGTATGTCCCATCAAAGACAAACATAAATAGGTCTGAGTTATTACCTAAAGTAGCTGACGATAATACTTTGCTTGAGTAAATACTATTTGTTCCACCATAAATAGTTACACTTCCATTCCTTCTACGAACATAGATAAATCGCCCAACCTCTGGATATCCTGGAAGGGTCACATTTATACTACCAGAATTAGTACATACAACAAAGCAATCACTACTATCCAAAGCGATAGATGATGATATAACCCGAGTTCTAAATATTAACCCCTGAGTCATCTTGACGATACCATTTGTAATCAACTTACTATTGATATTGACTGCTACGGTGCCTGCAAGATTTATATTTGTACCGTTCAAATCCACATAGCTATTACCTGATGTAGATATAGATGCTCCACCGTCATTACGAGTTATAGTAATCATCTGAGGTATTATAATAACCTGACCGGAAGAATTTTTCATCGTAATCACAGTAGATAGTCCATCTGAATACAATCCGTTATCTTGAATCGTAAAATACCCAATTTGAGCACCATTCGTTACCGTAATGTTTCCTGTTGTAATTCGACCAGCCGCTAAGGCATTGGTAACGATTGCGGTTGCATCTATCAAGTTCGTTCGAATCAATCCACCATTGATAATTGTTTTACCCTGAGTAGCATACGAAGCCATTTGGTCATACGAAGAGTATCCGAGTTTCGTTGCGAAATCATTCTGCAAGTTACGCATAGCGGTAGCGTCCAAGAATCCCTGCGGTCCTTGAGGTCCTTGTGGACCAGTGTCTCCCTTATCTCCTTTAGGACCCTGAGATCCCTGTGGTCCTTGTGGACCAATAGGCCCAATAGATCCGGTAGCACCAGTAGCACCGGTAGGTCCAGTTGGACCTTGGGGACCCTGCGGGCCTTGCGGTCCTGTATTACCCTTGAAATTTTGCTGTTCGGATGCCGACAAGCCGGAAAAAGTAACCATGCCGGCAATACTGATATCCTGCCCGAATATATTGATAGCACCCGGCTTAATAGTGATTCCAGTTTTTAATTCATCCTTTGTAGGAGTGTCATCAATAGAGCCGGCATCGTAGACTGTGGCAAAGGCAAGGTACCAGGTGACGGGTAAACTGCCATCACCTCCCGCTAAATAAAAGAAGTTAGTAGAAGAGAATGTCCCACTTGAACCGCAATTGACATAGAATGCATATTCTTCCCAATCACCAGTGCCAACATTGTTAGTGAGCCATTTTGCTGTACCACCGTTACCCATAGCATTCGAAGCCCACTCTATTTTATATCCAACGGGAACCCATGCAATAAACCGAGTTATAAATACAGCATTGGCGCGTGTTTGGGTATTAAAAGTAAACCCACCCAAGCCGGGGAATACACTTCCTTGTACAGTGGTAATTTTAATTTTATATCCGGATTGATTAGGCAAATTAACATCCGTTGTTCTTTCAACTGTTACAGCTCCCCCACCACTATTATTGTAGATTCCAATGCCATTCATCCCGCTCCTAAACTCCGGATCACGATTCAACATCTTCCCCTTACTCATAGCAAGAGCAATCAAACGTGCATTGCCCGATACCGTTGATACAAGGTTAATATCCGTCTTCGTCTGAGAGATCTCAGTGCCTTGATTGGATACAACCTGTCCGAGAGCGTCAAAGTCAGTTTGGGAGACTTTGCTTTCAATTAACCCTTTCGTAACGTTTATCTCTGAGTCGGTGTAGGTCTTGGCAATGTAGTTAAGATCTTCGGGGGCGGGGCTCCAGGCCGTGGCAAGTTCACCTGATTCAACTTTGAAATCTTTCACCCATATATAAGCCCATGAAATATTCTCTATATCAACAAAATTATATATTTCCTTCTGATCTTCTGTGTTATTGGTTACATTAAATGTATGATTGAAATAACTCCAATTATTGTCAGCAGTAGCGGTTATACGAATACTTTCAGAATCGCATACATCAATGGTTATACCGGGAGTGGTACTTTGAGATCCTTTTATCCATCCTGACACAGTATATTTACCAGGAATGGGGGGGATTATGCCTGGAATACGAATCGCATTTCTACCTGAAGACGCACCTACTAATCTGAATCCATGAATGTCATCAGATCTGGTTGCGGTAACAGTACTACCTCCCAAATTATCAAGAGAGGAAGTTTTATAACTATATAGATTAGTTCCCCCCACCTTCACCTTACTCACCTCACCCTTCACAGCCAACGTAATCTGTCCGGGCAAAGCCTCCATAATAGTATCAGTCTCAATCTTAACCTTTTCACCTACGTACGAGTATGAAGCGGAATTGATAGCGTCTATAATTACCCTCTGCTGATCATAATAAGCCTGTTGAAGAGTCTTGAATGAAGCGCTGACCGGTATATTTTCAGGCTCACTTGCCGAATGTGTTTCAAGCACATGATAGTAATCGTTGAAAGCATTCCGATAAGCAACGGTATCAATGCCATACCGTGTTGCATTAGCCAGAATAGAATCTCTTTCTGCCTTTAATGCCTCCATTTCCTGTTTTAAAGCAGTCTTTTCAGTCGGGGATATTACACCATCATCTGCCCAAGTATTCAGTCTTTCCTGAGCAGCTTTCGCATCGGTTTTGGCGATGTCTATTTCCTTGTTGGTTGACTCAAACTCCTGCTCGATGGTCTTTCCGTTGCGAAGGATGAAGATGCCTTTGAAATAACCGTTATTTGTATATACACCATTATCGTGCGGCTGCATATTATCCGGAAAATCCGGGTCCGTTATATGATCTAAATTCCCAAATACAGAGCGAGACGCTCCGGCAAATGACTTAGTCTTGACTCCACCTAATATCTCAATCTTAGGCTTGCCATCCTCGGCAGCCGACATATATATCAAGCTCTGACGAAGAGGATTCTCAGTATTACCCATCTGTACAACTTCATCACCGACAGTTGGCGTAATACCCTCAAATTCAGACTTAGGAATAGTTACGAGATTACCATTTACGCTTGCAACTTCGCACCAATAGTATTTACCTTTTTTAGATGATGTATCCTCCATTTTTTGAGTAACAGTAACCTTTCCGTTACCATGTCCGGAATCTAATACAATCATTATACCAAGGTTGTATATCTCTTCGGATACATTGATGGCACGAATTACATTCTCGCCATTTGTCAAAAGCCCTCCTACAGTATCAGAACCGATTCCATCCTTTGATAAACCACTCCATACAGCCATAGCACCATCATACAAACCAGATATTTCTAATTTGCATTCTTTAGTCGTTATAGGAGCATCTGCTACATGTCCCTCTGGATACATGTAAAGTTGAAAGCCTGAATTTGCTGAATTATTCATGCTAAACTCAATGCTTGTGTTCGTTATCTTTACGCTATCATCTATGGCTGAACCATCATATAAATAGGCTGTAAATTTTGTAAAATCAAAAGCCGGTGACTGGATTATTCTTCTATCAAATACTTGACATCTCACTAAGTCGTGCGCCTGGAATGTTTCATCTTCATCCTCAAATTCAAGAATCCAAGATTGCAAATCAGAAGTCTCAGTAACTGCACTGACTTTACCGTTCGCTTGGCTTATAACAAGAGCACCATTTATTGAACGTACTTTCTGTATAAGCAACTCAAATACATTCATAACTTTCCTCACATCTAGAATATCACATTCTATATGCCAGTTGCCATACTCGTCTTTATATATTTTAAAGCCTTCGCCTGTGAATCCCGGAACAAACTTCGGAGAAGAGATGTATTCTTTCAATATAGCTGCGGCAGCGTTTAATATACCATCCTCAGAGAGAGAAGCGGTAGGCTCTGCCTGAGATTGGTCCCAACCGGTTTCAATGCCACCACGGATTGTCAGTTTGTAAGGGGTGGTATCATCCTGATCTTTGCGGAGAAACACTTTCTTTAAAGCCTCCATGTCAACATCAGCCGCCAACTTAAACGCCACTACATTGTTTTTATTGGTCCGTATAAATATAGCCGGATCTTCGTCTGCATTACAGATATAAAATTCTCCCTCGTTCAGTCCTTCCAAATGCGACATAGAATCAGGGGAAATGACGGGAGCTTTTGCTTTCCCGTTTTCAATTTCTGAACCAAACCATTGTATTTTGCTTATATCCTTTTTCATGTCAAATTCGTGAAGTATTTATGAATGCCGCTTCGCTTTCTTTATATTTCAACATTTCCCCCTCCTTCGGGTTATTTACGACAAAACCGACAATAGATGCGCTGCTCGCCTGCTCAGGAGCACCGCCAACACCGGAAATAGAATTTTCCTGTGGTTCCAATGCAATAGTCACGAAAAACATTTGGCTGTCTTCCATAACCTGACTTATCTCTGGAACAGAATTCTCGGATCTTACATATCTCTCTCCATTCACATCAAACATAGACACACACAATATCCGGTTAAGATGCCTTCCGAACCAATACGGGACACCACACGAGTTTCCTATTGTAAGTACATACGAATCATATGGAACAGCATATAACTCTTCTATTTCTTGTCTTTGATTGCGGTATTGTTCATTATCTATCTTTGCGGAATATCCTGCCGGCTTAAACCCAGCTTCCACTCTCCATTCGAATACCTGTTGAGTATCTCCTATCCAGAAGATATTATCAAAAGCAGAATTATTATCTTTGTGTGAATAGCGAATCAGTGCGGTTTCTTCCAGGATATTGGAATCGGAACATACTTCAAATGGCTCAGATTCTTTCCTTTCAAAAGTTATACTATAGACTGAATCCGGAAGTGAAGTAAACACGACATAATACATCATAACAGATGCATTTACCTCATAAGTCTGAAATTGGATATTGGAAGAAGTTCCTTTGATAAGATCGTTAAGAGAGGCTGAAGCTACTTCTCCGTCATCCGCAAATATTTGCAGGAGTATTTTATCAGTTGTATGAAACCTCTGAATGTAATCTACATCGATTGCATATTTGTCCTTAACTGGCGAAAAGAACAATGGGCATATATCACCTATCTTAATCATAGTCCTTTAGTCCGAATTTGGGTTACAAGCCTCTTGACCTGTGTTATCGTAGCAAATATATGAATTAAAAACGTAATTATGAACAATTTCACCTTATTTTATACTCTCCACTATCAAAGTATATTTAGCAGCTTCAGAACGGCCGTAATTAAACTTACCGTCTTTAATATACCCATGATATGTTTCTCCTCCCTTCTCTATAGATATTAATCCTGAAAGATCATCAGGAGCTTTCATATCTCCGGACTCTACTGAAACCTCTCCAACAGTAAACAGCCTCTCTCCTTCCGTCAACTGGATATCCGTTTTCTCGGATACTCCATCAATAACAACGTCACTGTTACCATCAGAAGACGCAAAGTCCAATGTGTTGGTAAATGCACCAATAAACTTCCGGTTAGCCTCTATCATATAACGTGGAGAGTATACAGCATTAAACATTGTATCGGGACTTATTACCCCGGAAATGGATGGCCCACCATTTATCTTACGTATAAGACGGTATCCGCCATCTATTGAAGCAAGCCTTGCATTAACAAAGAATACATCATTGTCGCTGTCACTATCCGTAGTATCCTCTCCCCTTTTCTGAACTAAAAACTCTATTCCGTATGCGTCAGCCCGAAACGGGCTTATCAATTCAAGGGAATTATCAGTCAAGGTCACTCCGGTACTATATTCATTTGTGAAATGAAATTCATCACGTCCGTTCACACTGTCATAATCCTGCTTGTCATAACCGACCCGTACCCGGGAATAAATCAAGGAAGAATTTACGCTATATTCAAACGACCGTATATTGTCACCGAAATCTTTTACTATGTTTTTTGAAAACAGACTACTTCTATGTACAAATGTAACCTTGTCTTCCCCTATCACAGGAACAAAGCCAAACTCCGACTGCATCCAATCAACAAACTTTGTATACGAACAATACAATTTTGCCTTTTTCAGACCTCTTGCACTCTCAGCAGGAATTATCATACATTCATCTAATCTCTTGTCTACCCCTGAAACGATCTCTCCTGTAATTCCTTCCTGCCCTCCATTTATACTTTGAAGAAGCCGGTTTAGAAGCTTGACAGGAGTAACTATATCAATGTTAACCGGTATTATTCTTGCATCCCAATTTAGACTAATATAAGGGTCCCGGATAGTCAAAGTCATGTTATATGCCGAACCATATCTTATAAAACAATAATCCCCTTCAAGCAATGTTATATCTTTCATATATGAAAGTATAAATATGGTCTCAGGATGTTCGTCGTTAATAACAGTTCTGGTAAGCTCTGTTTCATTCCCATCTGCTCCGATTTTTACCAATGTCATAGACAATGCCTTATTTGCCGGAACATTAAACGAGATAGAGACACTTAAGAAGCAGGTAATATTCCTTTCCGCCCTGAAAAGGAAAGTGTCTTTACCACCATCAGATACGTTCTGCTGAAAAGTATCCCCATAGGTTATATATCCGCCTATTGAGGTCTCGCTTGATTTTACAGCCAACGGAAAGTATTTGGACTTTAATGCTGCCTGTATTTCAACCGATACATCCGTTGAATCCTCAATGCTATTCCCGGCAACCAACCAGTTTACATTTTGGTTCATTTCTATACCGTCATAGTACAAGTATTTGCCTTGTGTAATTTCGCTCACAGCATATTCATACTGTGTTCCCTTTTTAGCTTTTATCAATGCGGCCAGGCTGTCATCTACAGCACTGATAGATATGGTATTCCCATTATCTTGAAATGTGGAGAAATCTAACGAACACCGGAATCTTTCATTCCATAACCAGCTATTATTTCTTGTGTAAAACACCACACTCGCAGATGCTTGCAGATATTTATCCCGGAATACGCGTTTTAATAAATTATATGCAGCATTAGAAAATTCAAACTTTGTAGAGAACGATCTTACGACTCCATCATAATCCCCCCTCTTAAAAGAAGTGGTTATGTCATCCCAATTGACCAGGTTATCCGTTACCTGATACGAGTATCCATCAACTAACAACTCACATTTATAATACATATTATTTTCTTTTTAATGATTTCAGACGCAAATCAACATCATCACACATCCTCTTTACCATATAGGCATATTCCTTTGCGGAAAATGAATCCGGATCAATATGCATATTGAAATGTTGCATTACGGCCACTCTTTCTCTCACAAAGTAATCCCTATCCATAATAGCCGACTTAGGGAGGTCGGATTGTTCTGACATGATCTTATCCACCCGAAATCTACTGTTAGATAAAATAGCTTCAATCCTGCTGCATATCTTATTGTGATCATTAGGATCAAGACTATATCCTATATCATTAAGAATCAAACAAACCGTAGACCACTCCTTCTCTTCAGTAAGGTAACGGCAGCAGTTCATCAACTGTATCTTTATCACAAGGCTGATAATTTCATTCTTCTTAGAAACTTCAGCCAATATTCCCTTCTTCCCAACTATAGACATATATTCATTAACCAATCCGGACGCCGCTTTCTGCTTTTCATCTTCACTATAATCTCCTTCACACACGGCGTCCGAATTTCCACAAAATACATCTATGAATCTTCTGAGGGATATTCTATCAAGATCTGTGTATATCATATTAAATACGATTTGATATATTTCTTAGCTCGGCTTCTTTTGCAGCCTTCTTCTGGTATTTAGCCATCTTTTCAAACGAACGGTTTAACGACTGCATCTCACGCTCCAACTTTCTATAATCATTATTCACATTCACAGTAATAGGCTCACCCATCCTCTCGGCATCCTTCATCAAAGCACCTATGTCTGAACGCAAGTTCATGCTGCGATACAAAGCTAACCTGTCAAAAGGAGGCAGGAAATCACTGCGCCTCTCTATATCTACATCGGGAATAACCTTTGCCCGACGCGGCAAATCAATCAAAGTAGGAACATTAGGAGTTATATAAGCTCCCCTGTCAGTTACAACAGCTTCATGTTTACCTCCATCTCCTACAATAGCTAACCCACCGGGATGGTTATCTGTACCCTTAGCATATTTGGGAATAGGCTGAGCAATAATAGTCGCAAGCTGGGCAGCTCCCAATGCTCCAACCAATGCAGCCAGAACCATATTCGGGAGGGCCCTTGAAACAGCCAGTGCAGTAGCTATGATAGATTGACTGATCGCATTAGCCTTCTCCCATTTGGCCTGTTTCTGCTGGAGAGCCTCTTTCTTTTTCTCCAGTTCTTTATTCTTATTCGCAGTAGTTTGTTCTGCCGCTCTTTTTCTTGCTTCAGCTTCTTCTTTAGTGATGACACCAGAGTTTTCCAACTTTTCAATTCTCTCCAGTTCTTTTTCGCCAGCTTCTTCATTAGCTTCCTGTTCCTCTTCCACACGTTTTATCCTGGCATCATAAATATCTGTCATAATAGAAGTAATTCCATCTTGTATCTTTGCAAATGAAGACAACACAAAGGATAATTTGCCTTTGTCATCGAGTTTGCCCCAAAAATTAAGTACACTGTCTCCTGCATCATCCATTTTTGCGGTAATTTCTCCTATGATATCGCCCAGAGCATTAAATATATTGGCAGAGTCCCCCAAATATTTATTGGCAGATGAAGATAAATTGCCCAAAGAATTATTAAAATCATCCGCCCATCTTTTCCCAGGATTATTTTCATCATTATCCATGTCATTACCAAAGTCCTCAATCTGAGCCTTAATCTTATCTATTCTCCGTTGAATCTCATCAACCTTCTCTTGAGGGAGGTCAGAAGATAAGGCCAGTTCTGCCTCCGCTTCTTTCAATAAAAGCTTTAACTTTGCTTCCCCAGATTCTTTAGTGATTCTATATATCCCATCCCTATACTGTTTTTCGTTTATTTCCCCTTGTTTATATTGTTTATTTAAAGCATTAATCTCCTTCAAGGAATTTGTATCCAATATATCAAGTTCCCTGTCGGTACCTTTTTTTATCAACCCTAAACGCTCTGATATATTATCTTGAATTATAGATGAAAATCTTGCATCATATTTTTTATTAATCAATTCTACATCTTCACCTCTCCTTTCCGCTTCACGGATTTCCTCTTCACGTAAGATTTCATTCATCCTTAGTAATAAATCGAGTTTATATTCAAGCTCTTTTTCCGAATTGTTTTTAATAGTATCCAGTTTTAATTCAATGCTTCGCTTTTCTAAATCTGATTCATACTCCTCCCTTTCCAAGTCATATTTTTCATTAATATCTCTGATATTTTTATTTTTCTCTTCTTCATATTGGGATCTTAACTGATTTTCTTTGGCTGAATATCCTTTTATTTTATTGATATTCTCTTTATAAGTATTTTCTACACTGGCAATCTCTGCTTTTCTACGATCCTCGATTAGAGCTATTCTGGTTTTAGTCAATTCACTCTCTATGTTCTTCATGTAATTTGCATATTCCTCAGCCTCCTTTTTATTAGCGTCATTGGAATCATTTACCAAAGCGTCTACGTCAATACTCTCAGACATACCTTTAAGAGCTTTATCGTAATCACTCAAACTATCTTTTGCATTTTCCCATTGTTTTTTTGCATTTAATGTTATTGTTTTTTGTAGATCACTATTATTCTTGCTAAGTTCGTTTTCCGATCTTAAATATGAAACATAAGCATTTCTTTCTTTAACCCATGCCTTATATCTCTGGGCTGCAATTTTAGTCATTTCATCTAACTGTGCACGTGCTATCGCAGAAGCCACCAACTCTTTTCTCAATTGCATATACGCTTCTTTAGCCTCTCCAGCTAATATACTTTCTTTCTTCATATTGCCTAAATAATCAGGATACATCTTCTGTAACGCATTAGCTGCTGCAAGACGTTCCTTCCTAAGTTTATTTGTATCTTGAGTTGTTTTATAAAGAAGATCTAGCTTAGTCGTTTCTCTAGATATATCTTGAATTCCTTTTTGCCTAGCTATTAGCAATTTATTTTCATAGTCAATCAAGTCCCCTGTGACTTCTTTCGCTTTAAATAAGTTTTCTATCCAATTCATTATATCCTTTCCATACACAGATAACAATGTAATACCTACTACCAATGCTGTTTGCCAATTAAGGATAGATTTAGTTAGTTGTTTCCATACGGGAACCCCTTTCTGACCGGATTCTTGCAAAGCCTTAAACTCATCTCTTGCACGTTTTATTTCATCAGCCATTATAGGCAAGTTATTAGAGATAGCAAGAAAGAAAGTATTCCATCCTACTGCTAATGAAGGCAACTCTCTGGCCACTTGCTGGACAGATGCGTTTAATCCATTCCAATGTGATGTATAGTTACCTACATTTCTTTGATAATTACCCATTTGAGCGTCAATGGCCTTTAATTCATCTTTTAGTTGCTTAATCTGCTTTATTAAACCGACTCCTTGATCTCCTTGTCTTTGAGCTTCAGACAAATTTCTAAATCTATTTTCTAATTGTACTACTGCTGCGCTCATTTCATTATAGCTCCCGGCTGTAGAAACCATGGCTTTTGAATGTGCATTCAGAAGAGATGTATACTGTTTATTCTGCTGTACAAGATCTCGTTCTTTAATTGTAAGATCTGATACTTTATTCAAATATTCTTGTTGGCTTATTATACCCTTAGATAGTTCTTTTGATAGTTCAGATAGCTCTCTCCTTATTTCATCAAGCCTGATTTTATTAGCAGACAGCCTTTCATTTAGTTCTTTTGCTTTATTATCATAAGAAGTTACGGTATTTAGAATCTCCGCATAAGCACTACTTGTCAATGAAATAGATGAACTTGCGGATTGCATGGCTTGAGCCTGCCTTTGAGTAGTTTGAGCATTATCCTTTTGAGCTTCAGATGCGATTTTTAAAGCATCAGAAGCCTTATTTATTGCACTTGTGAGAGAATCAAACTTTCCTGATAAGGATGACAATGATAAGAATTCTTTCATATTCTTATTTAGATCATTTAAAATACCCTTGTATCTACCTTGTATATCAGACAGTTTATTCTGAGTAGTAACTAATTGGTTCATTATATTAGTATACTTCTCTGTTTTATCCGCTAATTCCTTAAGATCCCCCGGTTTTACTCTGAGACCTCCTGCCAAATCTTTGGTAAGATTCACATAAGCCTCTTTGGTTTCATTAAATTTAGCAATCAGGCTAGTTAATTCATCAAAAGCTTTTTTATCAACAATATCCGTTATTTTAAATTCATTCGCCATAATTTAAAATTTTGTATCGTGCCCCTTCACACGATGGTTATTACTTCTTATTCTAATAAAATACCAATTCAACAAACGTCCCATAGAATTCAATACCTTCCGGTAGAAAATCAAAGGTTCCGTCTTTCTTTTCGTAAAGCACATACACAGAGTGATCCATCTTGGCAGCTATGCGTGCAAGACTTCGGACTCTCTCTATATCCTGCATCCTTTTTTTATTATCACACCAACAGCTCACAGTATACCGAATTTTGCATAATATTCCCGTAATGCGGGATTCATAAAATGAACCATAAAATGCCCCAATGCTTCGGGACCTACAGCCAAGATAATACTCCCATACTTTTTTTCAATGTCATCTCCGAAAGAGACCCCGACAGATTCTATCCTCAATCCGTCATTAATGGGGATAGCAGTAATAGACGAGTAGTAGTCACCCCGAATTTTGAGGTTTGGAGTTTTCATGTCACGCGGTGGCAAGAACAGATAAGAAGGAGCCGGAGGTGTCTTTTCCATCTTCCACTTCATATATCCTTCAGCATTATGAAACCATCTGCCGGCATCTTTCGAATTAAAAAAAGGGTCATTGAGATATGTCGGCCTTAAAGGCTTTCCACGACCATTCACCCCTGAATACAATTGTTGCCGGATAAAGTCCTGCACCAAATCAGCATTACTCTGAATTGTGTGTTTTACAACTTTCTCAAGTCCTCCAACAAACAGTTTAAAATTATCAGCCGCATCGCTTAATGTTGCCATATCCCATGTAATTTAAAAGGGGATGAACTAATAAAAATCCATCCCCTTCACACTGTCAATCAATCAGTTTACCTTTATCCGGAATCAAACCCTTAATCCGGTCGTAAATATCACCCAGTATCTTTTCCCTTTCAAATTCTTCCCTATCTAGGAAAAATAACTTTTTGTGAGTATCGATAAAGTCCTTTCGTTTCCATTTCACGACTTCATTTTCTATGAAGTTCACACCTTCTACAACCATGTTATATCCTATTTATAAGTTAAACGCTTGCATCATACGCCTCTTTCTGCTCAATACCGATAATGTCTTCCTTCTGGAGCTCCGATGGTTTCTTCAAAGAAGGAGTGCCTGTAGCAGTAACGGTCAACTCACCATTAGCATAGGATACTGCTGATACGCCTCCGTCGAAAGATTTTCCGGCACTCTTGGAAAGAGCGTCCGCATAATACCCCGTAACATTAAGGCCTCCGAAGTGCTCAATCAACTTATACTTATTCTCTCCCACTTTCACCAGGTCAACAAACACAAGCCCTTTCAGTGCTTCCACTACATCAAACTTCAGGGCCATGATGTCTGCCGTCTTGATGTATTTCTCGTAATCCTTAAACATCAGGTTTACGATCAGATTAGCTTCCTGGCCGGAAGAGTCCCAATCCTGGCCGCTCGGATATACTCCCGAAAGCGGAATACCACTCAATCCCGTAGTATCACGATTCGTTCCGAACAATACATTGTCTTCATCAACAATTACCCCGTCAAATTCCACGCCTTTTGCCATCATAAGATTGGCTTTAAGGCTGGCATCATAATTATCCAAAGTAAGCGCCGCTGTATACGCCGAATAGCCGGTGATTTTATTGCCACCATAGCCGGTTGCATTTACATTGGCTTCACCACCGGTAGGCGCAAACTCCTCAACCGTCTTTATCGGATAAATACGGTTGGGCCGGTCTGCATGACACAGCTCTTCTAACTTATCTGCGGTCAGTCCGTTAGGGATTTTAAAACCACGTGGAATAAGGATTACCGCTTTTATCTTTCCGGGATCAAGAATACACTTCGATCTTCCGGTATTAAAGTCTTCCTGCCCCTTACATTCTCTAAATTCTATCGCCATAACACTTCTCTTTTTTTAATGTGATCTGTAAATTCTTAATATTTATCCCGTCGATATAATCTTTGAATGGCTTTCCGTCCGGACCCGTCACTCCTGCTTTGCCGTACCGGTAATTCTCAACATATATGTGCGGGATACTTTTTACATAAGCCATATCAAACGCCGGCTCTTTACCGATCTCCTTGATCAATATCTCGTAAATAGGTCTGAGACATTCTGCGAATGATATACGCGAACGTTCTTCGTTGGTATATGAAGGCAATGTATTTACGACAAGGAGTATATCCAATGACATTTTCCCTTTCTCGCCGGTCCTGTCCTCTTCGATCGGAGAATAAAGGAATATGGCGGGATATTTTAGCTTCGCAGTATCATTTGATTTGCTCCAAACTAACAACTGGTCAGAAATGTAGCTCCAGTCTCCAAACATATACGAGATATGTTTGCCATACTCCTTTGAGACACGCTCTACTATTTCCCTGAATACATCCGTTATTACTATCATAAGCCAAACGAATTAATCTCTTCCAGCATTGAGCGGTCAAATGAAAAACCGTCATAGCTGTCATCCTTGCATAAGAAATCAAGCAAATCATGATTCATCTCAACCATTTCATTCCATGCCGGAATAAGTACCACATTGGGATCGGCATGGTCTTCATCATCAGAACTGGTTGTGCCCACATCGCTTACATGCACATTGTTCCTTCTCACAAAGAAAAAGAACACATAATTTGCGATAGGGCTTTTACCATCCTTGGTTAGAAACTCTTTTAGCCTTTCCCATTTATCAATCTTATCTTCCCCGTCTGCCTTCAGGTAGTTTATGAATTGACGGCACATATCCCTTCCCAACACCAATTTCAGATACTCTTTTTCATACGTATCAATGAAACTGTCAAGATAGTCCTTCATTGCAGTACGGGTAATTGAAGGAGCCCCCGTATCCACGTTCAGTCCATCTATAGATGTTGTCCCCTTAAAGTATGTACCGTCAATTATCATATGCTACTCTTTTAATTTATTATCACCCGGTTTAACGAACAGTTCTTCACAGCCGAGCTCTTTTGCATCCTGCATCAGGTTATTCGGCACCCGGATCTTTCCGTCCTTGAAAAACTTACTTGCAAGGGGCATATTCACACTCGTTTTATCCCCTTTCTTAAAGAAGTTCACGTCTTTAATGAACTCAACCTCGTACTGCTTATGCAGGTCCATGTTATACTCTTTTCCCATATTTATCCAACTTTATGTTTAACCACCAACTGAAGGAGAAATAGCCTCCATTACTGTAGCAAATGAATCACTCACAAATGCAGTCTTATACTGTGCCTTTACATAGGCCATCAATCGTTTTTCACCGATCATGGTCACAAGGTTCTTCGTGAAGTCGTCGTTCTCCCAACCGAAAGTAATAGTTAACTGAACCAGGTCGCGAATATTCAGGTAATTGAAGTCACCGATACGGAACTTACCCTGCTCGATAGCAGTAGACGTTTCCACCGCAAGTCCTCTGATCAGTTCATCACCAGCACGGAACGGCCGCAGGTATTGTCCGTTTGCATCCTTCTCAAGCTGCATCATAGCATAATCGATCGGATTCATCAAAACAAGGTTAGGACGATAATTCATCTTGCTTGTAGAAAGAATCTGTGTATATGCAGCTACAATGGCATCATACATATTAGGGGACTTAGCTACTTTGAATCCGGTAAGCGAGAATGAAGGAAGATCCTTAAATACACCTGTAATCTGTCCGTCCGCTCCGGTACCAGAAATAATACCTTCCTCTTCTGTAATACCGATACGGTTAATGATTTCCGCTCTGATTTCTGCTACCAACTGAGGTAAATCAGTCAATGTTTCCTCTGTCAGCTTTACAGTCAACGCAACCTTACCGGCAGTAATGCTCTTTTCTGAAAGCGTTGCATCCATATTAGGTTTCAGGCCACCTTCAGGTACCCATCTGGCATCACCTTCTCCCGGCTTGAACTCAGCATAAGTCAACGAACGCGTACTGATGCTTGCCACGTTTGCGTATCTTCGAATAACTGTTTCAGCTTTCGGATCTACAGAAAGAGTAGTATCTACCGTATTGTTATAATGCGGTGCAATGCCTGTACTGGTTACTGTAGAAACAGATTTGCTGTCCAACACCAGATTAATACTCTTCTTATAGCCGGCAGATGCTTTACACGCCCCTTTCAAGTCAACTACCTTGGCACCTTTCTCAACCGTGATAAAGTCCTTCAGTTGTTCCTCAATCTGTTTATCGATGCTCTTAAGAGCAATCTCACCGTTCCCGGCCTTTTCCGTAGCGGCCTTGATCCGGATAAGGCTTTCCTCGATACTGTTGATGGTTTCATCAAACGTTTTCTTGTCAACCGCACTTTCGCCATTCTCTTTCTTGAAATCGCTGATCGATTTTACCGCTTCAGTAATAGATGTACGCAGATCCTCAATCTTCAGTTCATCGTTAAGGTAAGACTTGATCTTCTCTCCTATCTCCTTATCGATAGAATCAGCCAAGGCGATGTCCATCTTCTCCCATACTTTTTTGTCATCCTCAGACATTCCTTTTGTGTCAATAAGGTCCAAAAATCCTAATTTCATAAGCAATCCTGTTTTAGTTTTAATTTATTAAACATGGACTTCTTACCACGTACGTCGGCTTCCTTTGCTGGCGGATTGCTTTCCGGCCTTGCAGAAGCAAGTGACATAGCTTTAGCAATGATCCTTTGTAACTCTTGTTGTTTTATGACGTTAAGCCCTTTACATAAGACGTCGATGTCAGATACCAATTCACAATATCGGTCTTGGTAATCCTCCTCAGACTTTAATCCCAGATACTCCGTTTCACCATTAGCACCGATTGAGACAACAGAGATTTCATAAAGGACAACCTCTTTTACGATCAGACAATCTCTTCCTTCATCCCACTCACATTTCTCCCACACGTATCTATATCCAATAGAGAACTGGTTCAGTGTTCCGGATTCAAGCTGTGTCAAAGCCTGGTTGCCTCGTTCTACATCATCAATTACGGCTTCAAAATACAACCCCTTTTCATCCTCACGCAAAGCCGTCAACCGACCGATGGGTTCACTCATATCATGCATCCACAGAAATATGATCTTATCATTAGCCGGACTTTCCGGTCCCCTGTCCTGGATACTTTTTGAGAAGCATCCTTTTATAAGCATATCTCCGGACTTGTCTATATTGCCAAATATGGCAGCATATCCCGAGATCTTCCGGCTTCCGCTGTCAATTGACAAATCCTTTGTCTCAAACGAAAAGGACTTAGTTTGCTTGCCAATTCTACCTTTATATTTATTCTTCGTTTCCATAATCTCCCTTAGGTTTTTCAGGATCAATATCTATATATTCAGCTAATACGCTTCTTCCTTCATCCCCAGTAATAAGACCGGCTTGTTTACCCTTAATCATGGAATCCATTACCCTTTGCAATACTTCCGAAGACTTACTCTTATCCGTCTGTAAACATTCCACATGCGAAAAGTCAATCTTCATAATAGTGCCTTCCGGACAAACATTTTCCGTAAAAGCTTCCGATATTATTTCTGAGTTAGGTATGATCAGGTCCTGGTAACCGGCACGTTTAGCCGATTCCTGGTTCTCAAACTTACTTTCATTAAAAAGGCTCGGGTTAAGACCGATAGCATTAGCGATTTTTTCAGTACACCTCTTATCCTCTTCATGAAGTTTCAACTGGTCAGAATTATAATTCAAAGGAATCCATCCCAATTTAGCACGGGAGACAGCAATCTGGAACTGACTTTTCATCAACCCGTACTTCCGCTTGAATCTATCAAGAAGTGATTCCTGTTCGGTTGAATTCAGCGAAGCGTTACCTGTCTCACTGTTATCGTTATTGTAAATGATCCCTTTGGGGCCCCCATTCGTTATCAGGGAATTACTTGCCTGCATAGAAGCCATCCAGTTAGAAACAGGAATAGACAAACTGTCTACGGCCGTACCGAACGTTATCTCATCACCTTCATTGCAAGGGATATGGATATCACTGTCGTAAATGATAAAATACTCCTCCTTGTTAAGGACCTTTTTCTCGGTTCCACACTCAACGTACGCCTCCTTGACTATTCCGTCCAGATCTACCTGGTCCAGAGATTTCCCGGTACCGGTCAGATGGAAATGCGTGGGATGGATGATCCACATCGTACGAGGAATGCCTTTCTTAAAAATACGGTTGGTATATATAGGGCAGTATCCATATGTCCGGAGGACCATTTCTATTTGAGAGAAGAAGGTGATGGAATTTTGAAGCGGATTAGGTTTCTTAAACAAGGCGGTCAGCTTCGGATCTGTGACATCGTTACCCTCTGAGTCTGTCAGGTAAACCCTTCCGTTTGCAAACATGGCTCCCACCTTCCTTATAACGGTAGCGAACGGAGTACAATACAACAAGGCGTTTTCTTTATCCATGGCTTGGGACATGTTAAAGTCCGTCTTCCAGATGGCACCTTTAGAATCAAAAAGATTGGTAAGATAGAATATATCATTACCTCTCTTCTCAACCACATTAACCTTGTCGGTCATATTCATTGCCTTTTTTGAAAACCAGCTACCCATATATGCAAAAAGAGTGGATACACCCAAAGGCGTACCCACTCCCGTTTTTATGTATTTTCGTTCTTTTATGATTTACGGTAGCATATACCTTTATATGCCGTGGATACTCTCCACTGCAAATATAGATAATATTATTGATTATTTACCTAAATCATTCTTTTTTTATCTATAGAAATTACGATTTTTATTTCATTTAACAGATTGGTTTATAATAGAATTAAGTAAGTAAACGAACAAAAACAAGAATATTATTAACAAATTAAATGTAACTGTTACTTACTGAGATACTGACTAAAAAAATAAAAAGGTTTGGGTCCCTTACCATCCAAGTGTGCTTAAAAACATGTTCTATTATTATTATATTTATAACAAATATGTTATATTTGCACCCGTAAACAAATGCTCTTTGAAATGAAAACAACAGAGTTCTTAAAGAAGGCTGCAAAGATAGGCTGCTATTTCGTGAGTCACGGCAAAGAACACGACGTATGGTACAGTCCGAAAACGGGGAAATACTTCCGAGTGGGCAGGCATGGTTCGCAAGAAATAAAAGGCGGCACTCTTAACAGCATGATGAAAGATGCGGGTCTTAAATGACCCGCACATTTGTTTACCGGAATTATAAAATAAATGGAATATGAAAACGGTTGCTATTGTTGAAATGTGGGACGACAAGACAATAAGTGTCTATGTTCCGGAATTTGACGGTTTTAACTTGAACGGTCAAGGGAAAAGCGTTGATGAAGCAAAACGATCACTACATGAATGTATTGATGACTATATTACCATGCTTAAAGAGCAAGGTAATGAAGTGCCAGGGGAACTGAAGAATGTAGAGTTTGAGTATAAGTATGATATAGCTTCATTCTTTGATAATTTCAAGTTTATAAGCGTATCTACTTTCGCAAAGTATGCAGGCATTAATCCCTCTTTGATGCGCCAGTACAAGCAGAGGATAGCGTTTGCTTCCGAAGCACAAAAAGCTAAGATAGAGGAAGCAATACACAGGGCAGCGAGAGAAATGCTGGCGGTACAACTTTAATTTTGGCATTTGTTTACACGAGACCTCTTTGGAGGCATATTCAAGGCGATGGAATTTAGGTTCCATTGCCTTTTTTATCAGTTAACAGATAAGATATAAAAAAGGCCGGGAGCAATCCCGGCCTGAAAAAAAGATATTAGTAAGATTTATATTGTTCAGATACTTGATACTCTTTACCCTCATAGGTAAATGTCCAAGTGAATATAGGAAGGTAAACATACCTCATCTGACCACCAAGATTAGTTGATTGCCCTGACTTAAGAGAGCCCAGTTTAGAGGCTTCGTCAGTGTATAATACGATGCTTCCTGTTGATCCATCTTTTACCTCAAACTTAGTAAGAGATATCTCTTTAGAACTTGTGTTGGTTATGTAACAATACACAGACCCTGTTATATAACCATTAATGGAGACAATAGATGAAGAACCTATTCTCAGATCCATAAAATCGGAAATCTCTGCTGATACAACTTCGCAAGTAGCAGTATGCCCACTATCTTCTGTAGTTATTGTTATCGTAGAAGTGCCTTCCTTCAATGCTGTAACCTTTCCATTATTGTCTACAGAAACAATGTTGGGTGCAGAACTGCTAAATTTTACATTTTTATTCTCTGCATTTTCAGGCAAAATAGAATATGCCAATGTATAGCTTTCTCCATTCAATATCTTAATAGAGGATTCAGTAAACTGAACTCCTTTTACTGAAGGAGGCAAAACATTCACAGCACACTGAGCTTTAAAGTTCCCATCATTAGTAGTGGCAATTATGTTACATGTACCTTTTGCCAATGCAGTCACCAATCCGTCTTCTACCTTTGCAATATTAGGATCGCTGGAAGACCATTTGATACTTTTGTCCTTTGCATTTTCAGGAGATACAGTAGCTGTCAGAGTAAATGACTCGCCGGCTTCAATAGATTTAGTTGTTTCATTCAATGTAACTCCTGTAACCTTAATAGGATTCACTTTAACAACACATTTGGCGGAGGTATCACTTCCTTTGACTTTGACTGTAATAGTACATTCACCATCGGAAACGGCTGTAACCTCGCCATCTGCATTAACCGTTGCTATAGTTTTATCCGAAGACTCCCATTCCACTTCTTTGTTGGTAGTATTTTCAGGTTCTATCGTATACTCCAAACGGAATGATTCACCAGTAGTCATCGTCTTTTCATTCTCAGATAGTTTGATACCCGTTGCCTCAATTGGAGTTACAGTAATCTTACATATATCTTTTAACCCTAAATTAAAGGAAGATACTGATATAGTTGCTTCTCCAACGGCTTTGCCATAAACAACTCCATTTTCAACAGTTGCAATTGTTTCATCAGAAGAATTCCATTCATATTCGGGAGCGGGTAAATCTGCTGGCGAATGGCTGACAGTAAGAGTTATTTTCTCACCAATCTTTACTGAAGCTTCACTTTTAGAAATTTCGATAGATTGTACAACAGGTTTGTCATCATCACCGCAAGAAGATAATGACAGAACAGAAACAATAGATAGTAACAATAAAATAGTTCGTTTCATGAATATAACATTTTAATATTAAAAAATATTGTGCAAAATAATTAAATAGATACTTACCGACCAAATTTTACCATAATTATTTTTTGTATTCAACTAAAATATCTATATTTGCAATGTCAACAACTTATAGGAGCGGCAAACTCCTATGGCTTCCATTGGGAGTTATTTTTTTGCCAAAACATATTGTAGTAGTATTATTTAAGATATTGCGCACGAACGGTGGGGTAACAGAAATGTCCCCAAACTAAATTCCTATGAGTTTGTTGACAGCCGTGAACGTGCGCTTTTTTTGTTATGTCAACAAACTCGATTCAAGTCCTAAAACAAACAGAATTGCTTGGACGCCAATTCACCGTTTACGGAACAGCCGAAAATCCGTTATTCCTTGCCAAAGATGTAGCAGAGTGTATAGACTATGCAAAGCGAAGTAATGGTAGTTATAACACTACTATGATGTTACAATCAGTAGATGAAGAAGAAAAGGTTGCCAACATTGTTGACACCCTCGGTGGAAATCAGCAAGTTTGGTTCTTAACCGAGGACGGTTTATATGAAGTCCTCATGCAATCCCGTAAACCGATCGCCAAACAATTCAAAAAGGGAGTAAAACAAATCCTTCACGAAGTACGAACTACTGGCGGCTACATTGCCACCCACCAAGACGACCCCCCCGAGGAAATCATGGCACGTGCCCAAACCAGCGCAAAAGCCACTCTTTCCAAAAGAGAGGAACGCCTAAAACAGCTCGAAGCCCAAACCGAGCAGCAACAAGTGGTAATTGAACAGAAAGAGGAAGAAATAAGTATAAAGGACGAGAAGATAAAGGTGCTCGCCCCTAAAGGCGACAGCTTTGATAAAATCATGTCAAGTCAAGGGCTTGTTACTACCAACATGATAGCCGCATTCTTGGGAATATCAGCAATCAAGCTGAACAAACTGTTGTGCGATTGGGATATTCAGTATAAACAATCGGGAATTTACTTTCTTCATACCAAGTATCGGGGCAAAGGTTACACAAAGCATGTGCCACACCCATATCTGGATAACGGTGTTCAAAAGTCAAGGGAACACATGTATTGGACTGAAAAAGGTCGTAAATTTGTAATTGATTTGTATAACTCTAAAATGGCTGCATAATTATGGAAAAGCAAATGTTCAAGAATTTAGATAAGATTAAAAATTCTGTTTATGAAAGTATAAATAGTGATAATGGCGTTATTATTACCATAGGTCAGTCATATTCAACTACGAGCGATGAAGAAATGAAAATTTCAGTTTGCATTGAAAACGAAGATGCAGAAATAGTGACAATTTTGTCAAAAGATGACGCAGAACGTTTATGTAATATTTTACGAGGACTTCTATACAAAGCGGATTAAGGGTGAAATAAGCCCTGCCGCTTAATCTATTACATAACTATCAGCGGTCGGTTTAAATGCCCGACAGCCACAACTATATTCCAAAATTATGATAGAGATTATATTAATATTGGTTTGTCTGTACACAGGTTACAGGCTTACACGGAAGAAAGGAGAATCATTCTTCTACAACGATTGATTATATATAACGCTTCGACTACCAATCAGGCGAACATCTCTGTTAGGGGATGAACACCCCGGGAGCAATACGGCTCCTGGAATCTCGACGAAGGAAACGAAATTAATCTAAATGAAATTCTAAATAAAAAGCTATATGGAAACTTCAAAATATACCAATATGGACATGGTATTGCTGAGCCGTGTCGTATCACTTACAGATGACATCCTTAGAATGCATAAGGAACTCAATGAACTCAAACTTATCCTCAATGAACGGACAAAACAGGCTGAAATAAAAAGCAAGCGAAATGTGTTCATGAAAATAGAGAAAACAGGACGGTAAATATGATGAAGGGAGAGCAAAACAGACTCTCCCTTTATGTATAGAATCTTAAAAATAGAACCAAATTCTGGCACTTAGTCAGAAAAATTACGGGGTTTATAATTTTACCACATGAAAAACAGAACAAAAAGGCAGCTTACTCGGCTGCCTTATCCATTTTTTCTATTACCTCCCTAAACCTGTAGAACTGATCAATGCACGGATAGTATGTAGGGTTCTCCCACTGGGCTCCGATCATCATTGTCATAGACTCAATATAGTATTTGCAGTCTACTATCTTGGAGGCCTTATCTAATTGGAGTTCATTCGGATATTTTCCAGAAACAAGCAATTGCTTTCCCCAGTTGATCAGTTCTGTTATGTTTGAAAGGCTATACTTCTCTTCCATTTACTCTTTTACCTCTTTTATATTCTGAGCAAGTTCTTTGCCTAAATCTGTCAGATTTAAAGTCGGAAGTAATACGGTACCACATCCGGATAAGGATGTTAGCATTGAAATATACCCTCGTATATAAGGAAATATAATTGCAGGAGCATTCATTGTAAAAAATGCTCCTAATCTTTCCATAGGAATACTTTCTCTAAATAGAAAATAAGCATCTATTATTAACTTTGCGTGAAAAAGTCCTTCTTTATCTTTAACCTCCAGCTCTATCGTTAAAGTAAATTTGTCTTTCCTCTTTATTCCGCTAGGATTAATACTGATAGATAAGGTATTGTCTTTGCCTATTTCACCTTTTATTTTTAATGAAGACTCTTTTATTAGATAATTGTCTAATCTAAAATCTGATTTATAAACTTCTTCCATATTCTATGCTGCTAAAACGTAACTTTCCCCTTTAAACCAACAATCCAAAGGTATATTAAACACTTCCTTTTTATTATCTTCGTATCGTACAGGATTATCATATCCTACTTCTAAAATAGGATTGGTTACTTTGGTTAAGGATTCTTCAGAAACGAACATTATCATGTTGTCTAGATAAATACGCTCAAATTCTTCTATAAAGTCATATTCCATTTCCGCATATTCATGAAAAAACATCAATTTGAAGAGATAGTATTTTGGTTATCATTTATCGCTTTTTTACTTGCCTATCACTCGGGTATAGCATGGTTAGCTACTATTCTTTTTGTGATAAGCATGATAAATTTTATATCTGCGATAATACTTGCTTGGAAATATGTAAAAGGACAAAGAAGGAGGAATAACGATGAAAGGAAAGATATATAAAATAACTATACGCCAAATATCGTTTATGATAGGGTGGTGCCCACATGCGGATAAATGGTACCACAAACTCCAGATTATCTATTAATCAAGTTTTTATATTAGGAGAAAAATAATTATATTTGTAATGTGTATTATGTTATACATAACTCAGACTAACGAAAAGACATGAAGCTAAGACCTAAACAAGAAAAATTCTGTAATCTTTATATTGAGACCAGTAATGCTTCTGAAGCATATAGAAAGGTATATTCGTGCAAAGGCTCCAGTGATAAAACTGTATGGGAGGCAGCATCTAAGTTGGTTTCAAAGCTGTCTCCCAGAATACAGGAGCTCCAAAGTGAATTAAGAAAGAAGTCAAATATTACTAAGGATCGCGTACTTGAGGAATTGCGGTGTATTGCATTTGCTGATATCCGTGATTTCCTTAGTATAAGAAATGGTATGGTGATATTTAAAGATTCATCCGAATGGACTGAAGAAATGGCGCGTGCTGTAGAAAGTGTTAAAGTTACCAAGGAGGGGATTGAATTAAAGTTGAATGGTAAGAGTTGGAGCATATCTCGTATTTGCAAAATGTTGGGATATGATGAACCGACAGAAGTTAATATAAAACAAATGTTGCTTGATATTGATACGGGAACGGGGGATTAATGGAAAAGGTATCTATTAGTTATAGAAAGTTTAATCCAAATTTTCATCATCTCAGGGAAGCTATGAAAGATGATGATATAAGGTTTATTTTCCTTTATGGAGGTTCTTCATCGGCCAAGTCCTTTTCTGTTGCTCAGGCTATGTTGATAGAATGTCTTTCAGGGGGTAATAATACGCTTGTATTTAGAAAAGTAGGTTCTTCTATTGCTGATAGTATTTATAAGACTTTTCAGGAGGCGGTAAGGTCCCTTGGGATATATAGGCTATTCTCGTTTAGAGAGAATAAGATTATTTGTTTTAACGGGTCCTACATAACATTTAAGGGATTGGATGATTCTGAGAAAATAAAAGGATTGGAGAGTTATAAATATGTTGTCTGTGAAGAATTGTCTGAGTTTAAAGAAGAAGATTTCAAACAGATAAAGAAGCGTCTTAGAGGCCGGAAAGGACAGAAAATCATTTCAATGTTTAATCCTATTGAGGAAGAGTGTTGGATTAAAAAAAATGTATTTGATAAAGAGCAGTTAAAAGAGGAGTCAAATGACTTGTATGGTATATTGAGAGATAATGAAACAAAGAAGATTCTTCCTAAAGAATTCTCAATGATTGCTAGAAAATGGAAGAATACAGAAAGGCTTTTGAGAAATCCTAGAACGGGAATTGAGGAAATTCATGCTCCGGATACAGTTATAATGCAATCAACTTACCTCAATAATTTCTGGGTAGTTGGCAGTCCGGATGGGCAATATGGATTTTATGACCGACAGGCGGTTGCTGATTTTGATAAAGATAGGACAAGAGATTATAATTACTATCGTATATATGCGCTTGGGGAATGGGGTAAAATAAAGACAGGTGGAGAATTTTTGCATGCATTTGATTCTGGTAAGCATAAGAAGATATGTCCTGTAACAGAAGGAATTCCTTTGCATATTTCTGTTGACAATAATGTTCTCCCATATATCAGCGTATCAATATGGCAACATGAAGAATTGGAGTTAAGGCAAGTTCATGAAATCTGTGCTGAAGATCCGTTTAATACGGTAACTAAAGCAGCCGAGTTGACACGTACATGGCTGGAAGGAATCGGATATGACGATGTGGTATATTTGCATGGAGATGCGAGTACCAGAAGCGGAAATACTATTGATGATGAAAAGAGATCTTTTCTGGATAAATTTATAGATGTGTTGGAAGAAACTTTTCGGGTGGTTGATATGGTCCCTAAAAAGAACCCTCCTGTTGCTATGTCGGGAGAGTTTGTGAATGCTTTATTAGAGGGTTTCCATGGAATATCTGTGTCTATTGATGAATCATGTAAGAAGTCTATACAAGATTACGAGAATGTAAAGAAAGACACTAATGGAGGAATATTAAAAGCTCGGATTAAGGACAAGATAACAAAACAGAGTTACGAGGAGTTTGGGCATTTAACAGACTGTTTCCGTTATGTGTGTACAGATATATTCCGGGAACAGTTTTTATCATATTCAATGGCAAGGAAGAGAAATACACATAAGAAAGAAAATATGAAGTATTATAATGTAGGAATAGCAATAGAAGGAGATTCTATAGTTTATATCATGCCGGATTGCAATGGTAAGTTTATAATGATACATGCGATCTATGGAACTGAGGTCTTTATCGACGGAGTTTTATTTAGAGATGGATTTGATGCCGGATTAATGGAAGAGAAACTCAAAGAATGGTTACCTGTCAGTACTGTTTTTGAAAGTCATAAATCATATTTCCAATTTGCAAGAGATGTGCGGGAATGGATGGATAATGTGCGGGCTACCAGCTTATATGCGAATATGGACCAAAGAATATCTGCAAATGAAGAATTTATAAAAGAGAGATTTAAATTTAGAAGTGATTATGATGATTATCCTGAATATCTTTCTTTTATGGATTCAGTGATGGATTATAATGGTAAAGAGAACTATGAAGGGATTAATTGCCTGAGTGCTTTGGCTTCGGTAGTTGCAAGAACAATTAGGAATAATCAGTAATTGTTTGATCTTCCGGTTCTCTCTCTACTCTCAGAAAGAGTATAAATAGGATATATCCCTTTACACGCTTTCTGAGCCGGTTCATGTAAGAAGTTCCAGCACCTTCTGAACCTTCCTCTTATTAGTTCTGTTCTATATGATAATAGATGTGATTTAGCTGATAATCATATTGGTATTAGTTAAAATTATCGTCTTGATGGTAAATTTAGTGATGATTTAGCGTGAGATACTGACTGATTTACTATATTTGCACCATCGAAATTCATAGAAACATAACCTAAAAAAATATATAATGGCACGTCCAATACAAAATACTCCAACTTTAGAGGGGGAAGATGCTAAAAGATTTAGGTTGGACCTTTTACGATATTTCATAAAGATACTCACGCCTGAAGAAAAACAGCTAAGAGAAAAAGAAATGGAAGAGATGGAAAGAAACTATAATCTATTAGTTGAGATTTCAGGTGGATCACTCTATTAATTTTTTGAGCTATTTTAATTTGATTAATAGATAAATTGAAAGATAAATCCGACTTAAACATTAGTGCAGCAGAATTTATGTTAGAAAAAAACATGTATTGTTCTGTATGTCATCCTGCATATTATAGTTGCTTGCAACTAATGAAGTATTATATAAAAAATAAGTTGGATATTGATTATGAGAGACAAGCTACAGATACAAGTAGTACATATCATGGAGATTCACATAGATATATAATTACTATTATTAGACAAAAACTAAAGGAATCAATTAATAAGGAGGTTGCAAGAGTATTTGATTCACAGATTAAAGACCTGAAAAATTGGAGGATAAAATCTGACTATTCCCATGAAGATGTTAATAGAGACCAATGTATTGATGCTATACGCATAGCTAAAGAAATAAGAAAGACAATTACCAATAATATAAAAAAACAATAAAAATGGATGCTTTAGATTTTATTCGCAATTTCTTAATAGAAATAAACTCTAAGTTTCCTATGATGAAATTTAGATGTGAGTATAAAGGATTGTCTTCTATGTATGTTGTAGAAACATTACCAATAGAAGATTATAAGAATAATCATGATTATATCCTCCCGCAATATGAAGCAAATCTCCATACACCCATTTATTGCCATTAACCGTTTTCCCTCTGAATTTTATTGTACGATTCATGTCTTATTCCTCCTTCTCTAATTGTTTTACAATCTTGAAATAATCCTCCTCACTCAAAACCTTTTCTGCTGCAATAAGCACCGTGTTATATCCATTACAATAAGCCAAGTCTGCAACTTCACTTATTATGAGTTTATTAAAATGGTCTTGTTGTAAATTCAACAATCTTTTCATGCAAAGGGATTTATTGTGATCTCTATTCATTTTTCTTCCTCTTATTTAAAATGATTAATAAGTTCTTCTACCGTAGCCTTACGCCAATGTGGTAATTGCTGTCCATACGTAACATCCGGACAGGTATTTAAATCCCAATCTCCAACTTTCCATTCTTTATCAGGGGATTCTATGCAATCCTCAGTACAAATAAACCACTGCATGAAGTTACTATCGTCCCTCAATGCGGCTATAGCCAAAAACAACGCTTCGTTCTCACCACAATAAAGTCCATAAGGTTTGCACATTCGCCCCATATAGAAAGAGATTAATGAATCTTGGTAAACGTCAACATCGCAAAATAAATAAGTACATTCTTTGGTAGGAATGTTCCATTCAGCGTATCCATTGGGAATTAAAGTATATCCCAGTTCTTCCAATTTCTTACGAAGTTCTTCCGTATTTTTTCTAATAAAACATGGTGTTGTAAATCCCATAGTTAGTCCTCCTTTCTGTTACTTAATTAATTTAGGGTTATCAAACTTATTCCCCAACAAGCTGATACATTGCACGTCACATGGATAGTATACTTGTTCTTCTTTACCTCTGAAACAAAAACTTCCATTTTCAAAAATCACTTCTGCCACAACATGTTGATCAATATCTACAAACCCTACAATATCATGTTCATAGATCCGTTCTGGATCGCCATCTCCTGAAGTTGTTATACCGGTAAATTGCCCGACTGTTTCCGGAATAACCCCTACCCATTTTTCAGGTTCTATCTCAAAGAAAACAGCATATGTTTTCCTTTTGATGGTTCCATGGGAAATAGTCATGCTATTTACCCATTCACCACCATTAACTCTTTTTCCTCTAAATCTTATTTCTCTGTCCATGATTAATATCTTTTCCCGTTCAACATAGGCCTTAATTCATTATATCTTTGTTTCTGTTCAATATGCCAGAGCAAATCAATATCAAGATGCTTAGCAAGCCCGAAAATCTTAATTAGAGAGTAGGATATATCTCTATCAATAAGATTTTTAGTAATATTGAAAATAGAATCTGTGAATGTTTTGCCAATGAATATACGCGAATATTCTTCAAGCACTTCATCATCCAGACAATCGTTTTCTAACTCAATGTTACGTAGCCCGCATAGATCTAACAGTCGTATAGCAGCATCGGCAAGTTCTTCTTCTACTGTGTCTTTTATAAATTCCTCAAAGTCCTGCTTAAATCGACTTATTCGTAATTCTTCTGATATTGGAAGAGGGTTGCTTTGCCATTCTTTGAACAGCCCTATATCGGCATATTTATCTTTCCTATCAGCTTCTACAGCTTCGGAAAGCTCTGTGATCACTAACATTAAGCAATGTTCATTACTTAATTCCTTATCGTGGGAACCGTGCTCACGGGCTGTCTTATAAGCACGGTCTCGCCATTTATTCAAATTAATATTTTTCATCATATAAGTTTTAAACATTCTTTAATCCCAGCTTCAAGTGATTCTTCGTATGTATTCCATTTACCTCCGTCATTTGTTCCTTTATAAGTAGAACTGGCTATATGAGTTCCATTGTCAGCTTTATATATTTCGTATCCATAGCCACAAGCACAGTTATATACACATATATGAATGTTCTTGGTTTCACGTAGCCACTTATGGGCGATGGATTGTGTAGGCTGGGTACATACTTTTCTAGGCATCTCACTATTTGTTCGATTGCTTATGTATTTTCTACCATCTTCAATATTAATAGCTATCGAACATGGCTCGTCAAATCCTTTCTCTTTCAGCAGCTTCGCCGTATCTAATGTTACAAGCTCTTCGGTCATGGTTATTCTCCTTTCTTTAATTCTTTAATAAGAGCATCAGCGTTTCTTACTGATATCCTTGCCAGTTCCCAAGGTGTTGGATTAGGATCTATTCCCTCAACAATAGGAGCGCATAAAATCCCTTGCATAGCGGCTTTCGCTATTTCATAACGCCTCTGTTCCCAATCAATCACAGAATCTTTCACATTCAAAAAATCAAGATCACACTCTCTGAAAACTATATTATCGCATACATACAGATTATCTATGCTATGTTGCGCATTGGTATTTATTTTCGGAATTACATCTATTAGAACCCCTGTTGATTTTACTCTTGCTTTCATATTTAATCTCCTTTCTCTTTAATCCGTTCTAATACATCCCTATTAGCTTCCAGTATTTCATCGAAGGTGGGAATGGGCATATATAGTTTTATGCAATTTTCATAAAACGTATAAGGGTAATTCTTATATCTCGCAAACTTACCCCAACGTTTGAAGAAATAAGCTACAACAACAATATCTCCATCAGTAACAATATAATACCCATCCTTTTCTGGCAATCGCTCCTCTACACTTATCCACGGGGATTGCTTTGCGTGCCATTCAGCACCAGCTTCAAACGCATTTTCCACCATAATTCTATTCATGTCTACACCCGGATAATTCTTTTCATAATATTCTTTCTCGGCTTCTTCTACTGTCTGTTTCATAATTAGATCCTTTCTTTTTTAAAATCGGAAAGGATTAGGATCAAGCCCAATATTTCCCAAAACGATTGCATTTTATTATTTCATCTAATTTCAATTGTTTCCGACGGAACTTATTTATAGCCCGTTTCTCAAACTTTCTTTTTTTAGAACTGCAATGCTTCTTATCCATTCGACATTGGTAACAATGGCATATCCCAATGCCTGTATGTGATTCTTTCATTTCTGTACTGTTATTAGTTATCTTCCACTGTAACAGATTCTATCTTTTCGTGATTGGGGTTGCTGCCTTTCAACAAGTCATTTTTTACTCTGTCGGCAATCCGATCATTACTAACGGTATTTTTATCTTCGTAATCGTAGGATATGATTACGGTTATTTTTTTACTCTTCATAAATATTCCTTTCTTATCAGTTCTGAGTTAATAATTCCTTTTTACAAGCCTACATAATATATATAGGATTATTTTCATTTCTGTATAACCTTACAGTAATTCAAGGAATAAATGTTATTACGATGGCTACATCCCAATTTTTATTATTCAATAGGGAAATATCTTCAGAAAATGGAAGCAAAAATCTTCCCTCTTTATCAAAGAGAAGATCGCATGCTTTCTCGACTTTTGTTCTATCTTCATTAAAAGAATTAATACAGACTCCGTTTAAATCAGAATAATCACCTTCTACTATTGCATACTGCAAAGGTGCATCTATTGAATTATAAATTATCAATGTTTTCATATCTTCTCAGTTTTATTTTTTGCATCTCTTTTTATACGTAACAGAGTTCGAATACTCCCAAACGGAACAGGAATGACAGCTATAAGTATTACGGTGCCTAGCCAATGCCAGAAACTCTGAAAAATAAATTCTAATATTTCTATCATAACGACTTAAGTATTTATAATCGGTTAAATGGATAAGACCTATCATTATATGCTTTTACAAATTCACATTCTATGATAATCTCGACATCAGTCATGCGGGGATTCTCAGAAACAAAATGTTCTGCCATCTCAAGAGTAGGGAAAGAAGCTATCTTGCAATACTTGCACTCTGAGGGAACAAGAATAAAGGCAGGGCCGGAGCTTACACCCAAAGGACCAGAAGCACCGTTCGCATCACCCCCTAACCCATTAGGGATTTGAAAAAAGTCTGAAAAATCGTCCCGATTCATGCTGATAATTCCCCAGCAGCCAACTTCCCGAAATTCTTTAAATTCTTCAAGCGTGCCTTGGAAGCAACCGGATGCGACCGCTCTTTCATAATCTCGCAGAAGAAGTTCGTCCTGTTGTTTCAGTATCTCACCCTCTGAATCTTGTTTGGCTATTATCTTCATATCTACTCTGTTATACGTTAATTGGTAATTTCATAAAGCACATCCACATGGTTTTGCCATGTCTCCCAGTCGTATGACCGAATAACGGTTGTCGTTCAATAGCCTTCAATACTTCTCTGACTGTTATCTGATCCTCGTTCCACTTGAAAACAAGAACTCCGTAGTCTTCCAAAACACGAAAACATTCATCGAATCCTTTCTTGATTAGCCTTTGCCAATCTTCCGGAAGTTTGCCGTACTTTTGGGCCAACCAACTATTCTTACCAGCCTTTAAAAGGTGCGGTGGATCAAATACAACCAATTTAAATGATTCATCCAAGAATGGCATATCGGTAAAGTCAGATACAATGTCTGGATGAACTTTCAGGCTCCGCCCATCACAGAGAGTATGTTCTTCATCTCTAATATCAGCAAACAGGACCAAAGGGTTTTCTTTATCGAACCAAAACATTCGGCTGCCACAACAGGCATCTAATATGATTTTTGTTTCACTCATTACTAATTAATTACGAATTATTTGTTAAACTCTCAATTCTACAAATTTAGTAGTTCAATTATTACGCCTATTCTTTTTAAACTAATCATCGGTCGGGGAACGCCCAGCGGCAAGGGGCGGGACCACCCGTCCCGACGAGTGATTGTTTTCAACGTTGACAAACATAGTAACTATACTGTTATTCGTTAATAACTTGGATTCAATACGCTTACATCGCATTCGTGGCATAAGTCACAAACCTTTGATTTATTTCTAAGGCACATCGTTTTCGGCTTTACCTTATTCTTTTCTGCCCATTCCACGCCAGCAATGAAAGCACGTTCCATATCACCAGTATCAATATCATGGTCTATCATTCCTTTAACTTCCTGCTGTACGTAATACTTTGCAGCTCTTTCGATTTTACTCATTTCTATTCGGTTTTACGCTAATTGTTTATCAAATCCTTTAATACATTCAAATAAATAGTGCGCAATTATAGGTTGTACTGCATTTCCTATACACTCCGTTCTGTCCACCCTATCGGGAAGTTCATTAGACTTTCCAGCAAATCGGGGTGAGGGTATTGACTGTCTTGTTCTCCATCCCGGATATACTCGTGTATGTTGCCCCGATAGGTAGGGCTTCCGAAATATCGATTCTTGCATGCTCCGTTTGCTGTTGATTTCACAGGAGTAGGCAAGACAATATAACCGTTCCCGACCCTGTTGTATACCAAAGTCGGTGCCTGATAAACATTGCCATTCTGCATCATACCCGATTTCGGAAAGGTTGCATAGGACTCGTTCAAATCCCCGAATAAGGAGCATTGGGCTGTTTTCAATGATGATGTATTTAGGTCTAACTTCCCGTATAACTCGATACATTTCAGTCCATAAGCCGCTTCTTTCACCGACAATTCCGACACCTTTTCCAGCAACGCTGATGTCCTGACAAGGGAATCCACCGCTAATGATGTCAACAAATGTTGGATTTGAATACGTTTTAATATCTCTGTTGATTTCATGCTCTTCTCCAAAATTCTTTTTAATTATACTTGTTTGATAGTCTTCATACTCACAGCTCCATAAAGTTCTTATACCCGAGAAAGCTGCACCGAGACCGAAACCCTCTATGCCACTAAATAGAGAACCGTGCGTTAGTTCACTTTGCTTCATTTCTTATCTGATTTGAGGATTATTCTTTGAATTTATTTTTCTTTTGGACAAGTAAAACTTCCGTCGGTTCATCATCTTCCCATTTCACATTGGGAAAATCTTCTTTATCCAAACGAACAACAATTGCACCGTCAGTGAATCCCCATGTATTAGGTAATTTTATTGCATGGCCACCGATGAACAGATTAAGTATTCCATTCCTCTTTCTTACAACATACATCTTTTCCATAATTTGATTCCTTTCTGGTTTGTTTTACGTTAATCATCGAAAGATAAATCCATATATGCAACCTGCGCAAGTTCTTCCATCGC